TGATTCTACTAATGCCCACATAATTTTTATTCTACCTCAATAATTTTATTTTACCTAGCTGTTGTTGGTACGCCTTTTGATGTAACAAACGGATTTTCTGCGAATGCTAAATAAATATAATTGGCATTACTTGCACCTATGTCATTGTTATCTGACCTTACTTTTACACCATTACTTAAAAAATCACATATTACCGTACTAGAGTCAAATTCAGCATTACCTCCATTGGCATAAAAATATCTACCACTAGGATTTATACCGTCTCGTTTATTATCAAACATCAACCAATTACCTGTATTATCAGTTCTTTTGCACACAAAAAATGCAGGTTTAAATCCTGTATAAACAAATGTACCATCTGCATTTCCATTACCTGTATATTTTCCAAACTTGCTATAACCTTGCTTTTCTTTAAAAGCATAACAAACTGTGTTTTTACTTGCACCTGAAAAGGCTTGTGATAATGTAATCAAGGTGCTTGTAGGTGCCGCTCCCCAAGATACTGTAGCCGCATCGCCTGTTGTATTCCATGCCACATATTCATCACTTTGGTCTCCCATACCAACATGATTTACCCACCAACTATAATCATTATTTCTTGCTTTAATCATAAAAAATTCAGGAACTCCGCCCAAACCATGCCCAATTGTTGTGTTACCTGATCCTTGAGTCGTGAATGTGCTAATACTAAAACCTGCTGTGCTGTTTAATTGTAATGTATTAGTGGTATTGCCTTCTGTATTAGACGAGGTCGTGCCACCGTCACAATGCCATTGCCAAGCTACATAAGGAATAGTATTGGCATTGACTTCTCCTAAATCGCCTACTGTAAAGCCATCAGTATTAAACGCCTTTACACCAGTTGTTAAGGTTGCTTCTGTACTACCAAAATCAGTGTAAAGTCTTTTGGTTGCTCCTCTGCTACTGTCGTAAGTTGATGGGCTTACTCCTGCTGTTCTATACTTTATAATAACCCAGTCAGGTTGCAAATCAGAGTTTCCACCATTTGTTACTGTTCTAGGATCGTTACCATCACCTGTATAGAGGGTGGTTTGAAAATGTGCTGAAGGGTCGTCAATATTTGTATAAGCCATTATCCGTACTCCGCTAAGTTTTTAGTGCATAAAGCATAGTATCCTGATGGGGGTGCGTATTCAAAATTACCATAGCCATTAGCATCAGAATTTCCTGATGAGATTGAATAAACATGATAACCACCATAGTTTACTTCGCATTGATCGGTTTGTTGATAAATTGATATACTTAAAAAATAAGGTGCATCGCCTGTTATAGTATAACCATTTGAGCTAGTATTAGGATTAGCTAAATTTTGGTAAGTACCATTTTTATGAAAATATGCTTTGCCATTATCAACATCAAGTGCTAACCCAACAATATCATCTGTTGTATAAGAGGAAACATTGGTAGGTGATTTATCAGCACCATCTTGAAAAAAAGTAGCAGAGTTGCCGTAATATCCAAGACTACCTGTCAATGCACCAAGATAATTTTCGTTTGCACTTCCGCCACCATAAACAGCATCACCTGCAACTCCAATCATTTGGTATTCACTTCCTGCACTTAGTTCAAAATACCATTTTCCACTCGAAACACCTAATGTGCTAACTAGAGTTCTCCAACCATTATTAGTTTTTACTGTGGTTGTAGCTCCTTCTTTTCTTGTGGTATTAGGTACATTATGAAGTGTGTTTAAAACAGCAAAATTATTAGTACAAGTATCAGTTGCTTGATCGGCTGCTGTTATGTTGTTTAAAGTAAAGTTATTACCATTACCACTTGAGTCAGTACCTAAAGAACTTGAGTTATTAAACTTTAAGTAATATCCATTAGTTCCATAAGAGCCTGTATATTTTTTAGGTTTCCAAATACCTGAATCACTATCAAACTCACCAAAACTTGTAGGTGTTAATGCTGTACCATCAACAAGATGTACTTCTGCTATATAGCCACTAAAGTATCTATCATCTGCATGTGAACGCCTTCCGATAGTTTGTAGTTCATTAGCATTGACACCTGTGTCCGTATCTTGAGGGGGATTATTACTTACTGAAAAATCTGTAATTTGAGAACCATTGACATAAATTTTTATTCTGTCATCGGCTGTACTTTGTGTTGTATCCATTGCCACAACAAAATGATACCAAGCAGCAGGGTCTCTAAATTTTTGAGTTGCTGTTCTCATTGCTACAGATGCAGTGTTTAATTCCATTTGACCAGCATCTATTCTAAAATTAATTGCTCCATAACTTCCACTATCAGTACCACCTGCAAATATTGTCTGAGGTGTAACAGTAGGTGATGTGTATTTAATCCAACCACTCCAAGTCCAAGTTTTTTCATTACCTGCACTTGATGGTGTTCTAGTNAGATANTCAGTATTATCAGCTTCTAACTTCAAAGAGTTATCAATATCGTACCCTGTTGGTACGCTTCCACGATTAGCTGTCCTTTGGAGGGTTTCCATATTAGCTTTGTGTTAAGTTTTGACTAATTCCAATATTTTGCCATTTTGAACCGTTATAACGGAATGCGTAGATATCGGTTTTTGCATCGGTTGCTGTTTGAGTTGGGGTTTCATCGCCAACAAACTCAAAAATTGCATTCCAAGCTAAAGTATACGGTCCGCTAGAAGCATGTTGTGCTACTTCAATACTTATAATTGCTCCTTCAACTGCATTACTTGGAGCCGATATAGTCGAGTTTTCTTCTAATAATAAAAATGCGTTAGCGGCTGCTTTTGCATCCCAAGATACTGTACCGTCTGTTAAAGCGACTTGAGTTATATTCGCTGAAGTAGACGCAGTAACAACTTGTGGCATCGTTACATTTTGGTTTTCATCTACTGAAATAGCAGGTGTCGTACCTACTGCTGATCCCAAACCGATTACTAAATCATCGGCTGAATCGTCTAAACCAATATAAAAATCTTGAGCGTTGCCATCAAATACTATTTTAGTATCTTCGGCTGTCGCATCACCAATCGTTAAAGTCGTACCGTTGATTGATAAACTATCAGTAACAGCTAAATCAGTAAGTGCGTCTAAAACTGCTGCTCCTGATCCTGCTCCGTCTAGTTGTACGACTGCTACTTTTCCTGGAGCTATCGTTACGTTAGCACCAGAGCCTTGAGAAATAATAATATTTTGAGAACCGCTGGTAGCATTTTCTATAATTTGCACACGCTTCATAGTGTTCGGGCCAATCGTAATCGTACAAGCTGAGTCTAATGTTCCTGTATATTTAAGATAAAAAGCTCGACCTGCATCTGAACTACCGTCTGCTACGGTTGTGGTGTGCGTATCAGCATTAGTGGTAATTGCTTCAGTTCCTACACCAAGAGCTTCTCCAATAAGTTCTAAATTGGTATTGGTACTGGTTCCCCAAGTACCTGACTCATCACCTGTAGCGATCTCTTTAAGTCGTAAGTTGTTTACATAAGTTGCCATAACTAAATCCTATATTTGATATATTAAATCATAAATAATAATTTTACACTATTAAGCAGCGACTTCTCTCCAATTAGGAGTTTGATTGTCATCTATTTCTTGCCATTTAAACGGTTTACCTAATTCACCTGTAGCTGAAACACCTGTAAGTGTAACCGTAGCTTTAGCATCAAAACTTAAAGTTCCCACTGTAGCCACTGCATTAACAGGAATAATAATTTCAAACCTATTATCTGTTTGAGTCGTTGCAGTTCCTAAAGCTGAAGTACCCGCTTGTCCTGTCGGAGTTTGATTGGCTTTGGCTATTTGCGTAGTTGAGCCAACTGATCCAGTTGCTTCTAGCCCACTTAGGGTGATATTAGCTTCAGCATCTGTAGAAGCACTTCCTAAAGCTGAAGTTCCAGCTAAACCTGAAATACTAATGCTATTTTCAGATACAGTCGTTGCAGTTCCCAAACCGCCTGTTGCCGCTAAACCGTTTACCCCAACAACGCCTGGTGCATCTACTGCAACACCACCATTGGTAGATGTTACTGATAGACCGCTAGGCGATACGTTTGCTTTTGCTACAACGGATACAGTTCCTAAAGCAGACGTTGCTGCGCTAGGAGCTGTTAATGTAAGAGGTAAGGCTGTTCCCCAAGCACCTTCATTCCAAGTGCCTCGACCCCAACCGTTTATGATAGCCATTTAAGGCTAGGCGATTCTGATAATCGCTGTAGAGGCTGCTGCTGCAGGAAATACAATTGTAAAGTCCCCAGCAGTTGATGTTTTATCTCCACCAAAATCAATAGTAGCAACTGATTTATTACTGTCGCTTGAGTTGTAAATCATACAACCTCTAGCAGTAATTGTTGCCGTACTGAAAGTTAAATCTGCAAAATCAGTAAAAGCAGTAGTACCTGAGCTTGTTGGAGTAACATTTGTTAAAGTTCCTCCACCTGAACTATAGTTAGTACCAGATGCTTGACCTGTAGTAACAAAAGAGGTTGTAGTTGCCCCTAAAGTAGCAGATGAAGTATATAGAGCTAATTTAAAAGTGTCTCCACTTGAGTTAGTAAAATTATGATTGCCAAGCAACAATTCTTTTTTAAAGCTTGTTGTGAGTGTTGATGTAATTGCCATAGTTAAAGTTTCCTAATTAAATCAGCAGCTTCTTTTTGGTCTGCTTTTTCTAATTCGTTGTTAATTGTAATCCTATCAGATTTTATAGCATTTTGCATATATTGTTCAATCACTTTCTGAATGTTATCTTGAAACGATTGAATTTGTTTTTGTATGTCTTCAGGTGCTTCTTCACTTACTGAAATAATTCTTTTGACACAAAGATCAGCCCAAAATTCTATAGGGTGTCCACCTTCGCTTGTTGTATGAACTTCAATCATTCCAAGCTCGGGACCAGCTTTATAACTAATTACCATACCTTCGGATCTCCTGCTCTATTTTTTTCTAAATGTGAGTCATTTCTATCAATTAATACGGGTTCACGTTCACCCCTATATTGCATAACTTCACTCCTCTTTTTGGGTACTAAATGACCGTTTTCATCAGTAATTACTACTAAAGGATCATCAAGTCTATGATAACCATACAATTTTTCATCTTGTGGGATGGCAGTATCTAGAAGATAACTACTATGTGCTACTTCCACTTGTATACCAAGATTCATGGCTTTGCCAAGCCAAAATTCTACCGATGCACGTCCTGCCTCTGCAAAATACATATTGCCTTTGTAGCCAAAATCAATACCAAATAATTTAATCGCACTAACTTTATTCCAAATTGCAAAGGCTACAGCATAAGAAACAGTATTATTAAGATAATGACACCCACATGCTTTTAAAACCTCTTCTATTGGATAAAGAACTCCTCCTTTGCACCTGTCATCTAACTCGCAAGTGTAAATCGGTCCGTCATGGTCTTTGAGTAATTTTGACATGCTGTCAGTTTGACCGCCCGCATCATCTGTATCAAAAAATCTAGACGGTGGATCCATCATAAAAACTCTGTCATGAAATATTACAGAGCCAACCGCATTGATAGCCCACACTTCATCAAAATGAGCTCCATGTGATTTTGCTAAATTATAGTCAAACCAACTTTTGCCCATACCGACAATAGCTACAGTTTTCCCTTCAAGTTTTTTTATTGGTTTCATAATTCTCTCCTCTTAAAAAAATTAAGATACTTGCGTTCTTAATGAATCATATCTGTATTCATCTCTTCTACCTCTTGCTTCAGCTTTATTTTTCAATCTTGCAACCTCTTGTTGAAATCTATTTTCATAAAGTGCAAGCAAATCAGGCTCTCCTTTCATATAAGTATAAGCCTCAATCAAGCAACCGTAAAGCAAGGCATTCCTAGCGTGTTCAGAAATCCAAGTTCCTGTTGTGTCGGTTACTAAGGAATTAGGTTTGTATAAATAGTGAAGCTCTACTTCATAACTTTGATCAGGTACAGGAGCTATGATAATTGTTGATTCTTTAAGGCCTGTATGTAAATCTTTATCAAAATCACCATAATAAAGCGGTAAACCTCTCTCACCTGAATCGGTTGGATCAGGAGAATACTCTTGCATGAAACTTGTGTGTTTTTTATCTAAAAAACTGTAATCTCCATTAGTGTTTATTACAGCCAAAGAAAATGAAAGCTCAAAATCATCAGGTGCTGTCAAGAATCTTGATCCTGCAGACAGAGAACCTTTTACATTTTTTCTAAAATAATCGAACTGTATCAATTCAAATATTCTTTCTTCTGCATTTTTTATAATATCGTCCAAACTACTAACAAAAGTAGTTTCATCATTCTCTACATAATTTTGAATTAGTGTTTTAAGTTCTGATAATGTTATTGGACTGCTCATAATTATGTATTAATTTGACCACCCATACCTGAATGGTTAGTACAGTAATAGTAAAGCGTTGGTGCTCCTGATGCAACTTCTATCTGAGTATACGCACCTGAACTACCAGGAGTTCCTGAAGTTGTCACACCTGTTGTATATTCACTACCACCTCCATGCGTACCATTCGCAGTTGTTGAAAATCTCAATGGGTGATTTGAATTTGAGCTATCAGACTGATCAAATTTGTAGGTTTGCCCCTCTGTCAAACTAAGAGTTGGTGCCCTTGAACCGTCTATATAAAAATAGTTTGATCCATAGTAACTTGCCACCGTAACAGTATAAGTTGTGATTGATGGGCTTGGCGTTGGTGCGGGCGTTGGTGATGGTGTTGGCGCTGCAGAGCCATCTACGCTAATTGTCACGCTACCTAAATTACTATCAATTTGTGATAAAGAAAAGTTTGATCCTAATATATTTGGATCCATAGAGTTAGATCTAGTTAAGCTATTGTAAATAACAACTACATAACCTTCTCCAACTTCTACATCATTATTAGGTCTTGGTTCATATAATGCCTCTGGGTCAGCAGTAGCAGTTAAGGGTTCTAGTTGTGGGTGTTTTGGCTCATAGCATTGTGGACAAACTTTTAAACCATTCCACTCTGTTTTTAATTGATGTAACTTATATTCAAAAGCACACCTATCACATAATGCCTTTGCAAATTTTCCACTTGCATAAGCCATTTATCCCATCCTTAAATCAGGTCTAATTCTAAACGAAGCCCTATCCTCATCTTGCGATAGAGCCCTATTGAATTCTTCTTCATAAAGCTGTTTCAGTATTGGTGTTTTATCAGGAGATCTTTTTATAGATATGTAATATGCTAAACCAGCCGCAAAACAAGGATAAAACCTAAATGGCATATCTAATGTGTTTGTCGGCTTATCTGCATCATCCATTCTTACTAATTTGTTATAAACAAGAACATCAGTAGAATTTTCAGGGGCTGGCCATACTTGTAGAACAGGGTTATTTTGTTTGTTAAAGAAAAATTGTGAAGGTCGTGATTTGCTTGTTTTGTTTGGAATATTTATATATTCGCTTCTACTGATCCTATTCATAGATATATCAGTTTGTGTATCGTTTACTGTTCTTCTGCAAACAACATCAAGTAAATCTATAACATTTGCGTCTAAGTTGTAATCGTTAGTACCTTCTATTACGGTTGTAGTGCCTTGTTCTATTGTCCATTGATTCAGGCCACGATTAGCCCATTCAGCAAGCATAAGATTTATTGATCTTCTTGCAGTTTTTAGATCATAACCAGTTCTTAGTTCTAGTCCGCATCTTTCAAATGCTTCCTCTACGAACTCAGCTACATTTGGTTCAAAATCTGTACTACCTGAAGTTGCCATTATTTTTTACGTTTTGTTGTTTTTAGACTTTTTTCAATAACTTTTGCTTGAGCAAGGTGACTTTTAGACGCTTTTTTTAAAGCACTTATTAATTTTCTTTTTTGTGCTACCGTTAGTTCAGCCATAATTACTCCGTATCGTTATATAAGTTATCAAAAACCCTATTTACATCCAAAGTATAGTCTAAATCAGATTTAGAATAATGTATATGTTGAGATGGTCTAAAGTCGGGTGCACCTTCACCTGTAACAAACCAAGCTGGGTGTGTAACTCTTACTCTGTTGTTAGGTAGTGCAACTATATTACCAGTCCATTCACCCGCATCTAAAAGCTCTAGAACATGACTGCTTTTATGTTGAGCGGGATCATCTGCAATCTCACTTTCAGCATAATCAACTGTAAAATAATATTTTGCAGGAAACATTTTGCCATCAATTTTAGCTAGCCAAGGACAAGGCGTAGCTCTATCAATAACATATACTGAGTTGTGATGAGAGGAACAATCCCAAGGTTGTGCATCATGTACTGCCATAGGGTTCGGCCATTCTTCAAAAGGCGTGTCGCCTACTAAGGCTGTTATTGGCATCCTAGCCCACATAGCACCGCCATGAACCGTATCTTCAGGCTCGCCTTCAGCTTCAACACCAGTAAAAATTATATGAAAACTAAGGCATCTATTTGGCATAGTTGTAACGCCAACAGCCATAGCATGCAAAAACTCACCATGATATTTATCATGATTATGCGTGTATTCTCTCCTCACCCAACATTTAAAATGAGGTATATTACTATACAGATAAGCCACTACTACTTATCCTTTTCCGCCCTTTTTCCCACCTTTTGAGTTTCCTTTGACCATCATGCCCTTTCTATATCCAGGTAATTTTTTGCCACCCATAGATCCGCCTTTTGACATGCCTGGTAGTTTTTTACCACCCATAGCTCCACCTTTAGACATACCTGGTAATTTTTTACCACCAGCTATACCACCTTTGGAGTATTTTTTCATACCGCCTTTTTTACCACCTTTTCCATATCCTTTTGTTTTTTTATACATAATATTTCCTAACTTATGGTTGTTACTTTCTTTCTTGGTTTCATAACGGCTCCGCAACCTTTTGCAATAAAACCGCCTCCATTTAATTTAAGCTTGTTTTGTTTTTTCATATTTTTTTCAATAACAGACTCCATATGTTTTTCATATGAATTTTGCATACCGTCACTCATTCCAAATTTTTTGTTCTTACTTGGCATACCGCCTCCTGATAATTTATTAGAAACATTTATTGGTCTACCCCTTCTTCTAGGGTTTGGGTCTTTACGTCTTTTTCTTGCTACTAATTTTTTTCTTTCTTCTCTACTTAAACTTCTTGCTTTTTTGCTTGGCAAACATTTTGGTTTACCTTCTGACTTTTTTCTACCACCACAAGAACCTTTTATGGATCCATCTGCTCCTATACGAACCCAGTTTTCATCTAACCATTGTTTTAACTGACCCATAACTTAACCAGATGATCTCATTACAGCACCAAAACCAGCTCTAGCTATACCTCCTCCTGCAAATTTTCTTTTTTTCTTTTTAGATTTTTTTGCATAATTAGGATCTTTGCAATATTTTGACGCTGCTAAATTGGCATATGCGCTGGGATAAACATCAAAAGTTCTCTTAGCCCAAGCTTTGCCTTCGGGACATATTTTACCTTTACTCTTTGCTTTCTTTGCCATTATTTTATTCTACCAAATTTTTCTTTAACATTTCCATCTTCGTCTTGCTTGACGTATTCTTGAATTTGGATTGTTTCTAGTTTTTGCTGAACTACGTTTTAACTGGCCAAGTGATCTAGCGCAATATGATTTTCTTCTTTTTGCAGCTGCAGATCCTTTCTTGACTTTACCTGTAACAGCACCTTTTAATTTTGAGCCTGGGTTTTTTCTACGATACTCTTTGATACCTTTTTTTGTCATACCAGCACCTTTTTTAGTAGGGCGGTAATTGCCACCCTTACCAACGGTTCTACGTATTTGTTTTGCTCGTTTTCTTACTGCCATATTTAAAATGCAGTAGTGCCATAAGACACTACTACTTGTTTTTTCATACTAAGAGTGAAAAACGGTTACTCTATCTATATTGCTCAAAACAACATGAATACCATCTTCAAATAAAACTCCTGAATCAGGAATATTCATAGTTTCAGTATCATTTGCGTTGCAAGGAGCTATTAATATGGTAGAGCCTGATACAGAACCATCTCTAAAGGTAACAGTACCGTCAGATGATCCTCCAGCTATTATATAGCCTCTTAACCTCGCTCTACCGTTTTGCAATACTGCTCCACCAGTAGCAGAGGAAGTGCTTGTAGCTGTTTTTACATCTGATCCTACAATTCTACCTGCCATATTTATCTCCTAGTATTAAGCGTCAGCAAATGGAGTAACTAAAGTTCCTGAACCTAAAGTGATTCCTTCTACAGCATACTTAGCGCTTGCTATAGCGTGAACTTTAATAATACTTCCTGCTAATCCGCCTTTGGTTGATCCGTTAAGTGTAATAACGTCATTAGATGCACCTGAAATAAAGGTTTTACCTGTTGCGTTGTTAACACCAGTATATAAACCACCAACAAACTTATCAGTACCGTCTGTTTTGATATCTAAATCAGTCGCAGCAGTAACAATAACAAAAGTAAATGATGCGCCTAAGTTATTAAGTTGATTTGGATCTGTTGGATCGTTTGGTGTAGTAGTAACAATTGAAGGTAAAGTAAACTTACCATCTGCGTCATTACATAAAAGTATCTTACCTGCATGTGCGTCTACAGTTAAGGATGTGTCAGCTGTAAGACTTACAGTTGCGTTAGTCCCTGCTGAAATAAATCCCGCCAAAGATTTGACTGGACCTGAAAAAGTTGATTTAGCCATTTTTTGCTCCTAACTAAATATGTTGCACCATCTTTGGAGTAAGTCTGCCGAGCCAGTTGGGGCAACTATTAATCTCGGTTTAGATAATCTTACTTGATTTAGTCGTTTTGGGGAAGGGAATCTTTAGCTTCTAATACTTTTTCCCTTGAATTGAATAACGCTTGATACGCTTCTTTTATTTCAGGATCCTTTCCATAGTGGTTTAGCATGTCTTGACCAATCATTTCAATAAGAGATAAAACTGTAATCATTCTACCTTTTATATCTTTTTTTGGATCATCATCTGACATTTTTATTTCCTTAATTTTTTGTCTAATTTCATAACCGTCAAGCCAATTTCTGACGTTTATTATTTTTTTCTTAAAATTTGGATAGCTCTCCCAATCTCTTATTTCCTCTACGGACCGACCACATCCTTGACAAATTTCGTCAAAAGGAGCCATAGACGTAGTGCAACGTCCAGAACAAGGTGAGTTTGCTAATGACAAACTTGTATGTAAACCAGTATTCATTTTCAGTCGGTTTTTACTGATTGTATAACAAATTTTAAAAAATAAAAAGGGAGGTAAAAACCTCCCTTATAGAACTCTTACGAATTCAGATTGTAATCAAAGATTACGCACCTTGTGATGCAAATACACATCTCCAGTTAGAGAATCCAAATGAATATCTTTCTCTAGCTTTGTAACGCATATTACCAGTCACAAAATCACCCTCAAGAGATGTACTCATAGGGCTTCTTTCAAAGTGCTTAAATCCGTCAGGACAATCAGTTTTGACAAACCAAGCATCAGTATCAGTAAGATAATGGTTTACTACATAACCTTGAGGTAGCATACCCATATTCTTAATAGAATTGATGTCGTTGTCAGATGTACCTACTCTTCCTGGTGTCTCAAGCAATCTGTCTGCGACAAATTGTAATTGAGGTGGAACAATAAGTTTCTGACCTTGAAGTGCAACCGTCAAGTTTCTGTCATCAACAAGAGTTGAGATGTTAATGAGAGCATCTTCTAAAGATGTTTCATTAAGATCTGAATATGTTGATGGTCTGTTACTTGAAGTTCCGCCGCCACCTAGAGGGTGAGCATTAGAAACTAAAGGTTGACCGTCGCCTCCAGTAACACTAGAGTTAAACGCATCATTTAATACTGAAGCAGCTTTAATTTGCTTTGTATTTGCCATAGATCTAGCCAAGGCTTTTGTATACCTTGAACCAAGTCTGTCATAAAGATTATCCTCAACAGCTTCTTCTGTAATTGCAAAAGCAAGAGCTACTGTTTCGTGTGAATATCTAGAAGTATATCCTTCTGTTGCATTGTCGAAGCTTACGCCTGCGCCTTCTGCTTTAGTAGGAGCACTACCGAATCCAACGATAAGTACCTCTTCTTCAAATGCTCTATCTGAAGATTCAGTATCGAAGATTTCTGCGTGTTCGGAATCGTACCTAGCATATTCCATGCCAAACAAGGCATTCAAACCAGGCTCGAGTTCCTTTGCTAATTGTGAACGATTAATTGCCATGATTAGACTCCTGTAGTTTGAGCATAGAAGTGCTCGTTAATTTTAACAATCATGTTGACGTTTGTAGACAATGTTCCAGTACCTAAAGCATTGTTGTCAGGATCTCCTGTAAATCCAACAATTCTTAATTGTGCTGAAGTTGCCGCAGTAGTTCCACTGATTTTAACAGCAGAAACGCCAGTTTGAGTTGATCCTGTTGAATAAACAATATCAGCGTTGTTACCAACTACAGTTTGGACAACTGAGCCAGTAGCAGCACTTTGAACTTCAAACAAAGCATTTGGGTCGTCAACTACGAATGCCACCGCATCTGATGTAACAGTACCGTTTGGCCAGTAAGCTGAATAGATTACATCGCCGTTAGAATCGGTATATTTACATCCCCTAAAGACTCCCAAAGCTTGATCACCAGCAGCAGCTACTAAAATAGTACCTGTGTTAGCCATTTTCACTAGGTCGCCTGAAAAAATATTTCCGCTTGCACCAGAAGCAATTTTGTATTCTGTGGTGCCTTGTGTGTTATCACCTGAACCGAGAATACCAACTGGTCTTAAGCCGAAAGGTGCATTTTTATTTGCCATTTTTTT